ATTGTCAACGATAGGTCTAGCCAAAGTAACCACGGAATTAGCACCTACGTCTATATCTCCTGTTGAGATATTCCCTGTAAGACTTGTGCCAGTATAGGAATAAACCCTAGTTCCGTAAGTTCCACCTAAGAAATACTTACCACCGATATATAGCAAAGAATCTAAGCTAGTAGTCAAAGCATCAATGCTTGCGGAAATTGTGTCTAAATTTTCTAAAGTTAAAGCACTTGATGATGCTTCACCCAAGTAATCAGTCCCTGCATCCGCATACGTCCACTTCTTAGTTACAAAGTTGTAAATTATTAGTTTACGATTTGCATCAACACTTTTGTAATTCCAGATTACAAGTTTTCGAACTGGGTCAATAGCAGAAGACATTGAGGGGTAGTCTGCTTCACTAGCATCACTTAAAAAGAATCTATCAATTTTCTCAGAACCAATAGGTATGACGTTCTGTCCGTCACACATATAGAAACCATCGTCTGACAAGAAGAAAGTGATGCCTTGGTACTGCGCTACAGAGCCAGAAACCATGCACCCCTTGTTCCTAGAAATGTTATCAAACTGGAAAATAAACGGAGTCCCTACATAAGTCATTCTGTGGATAGAACGCTCAAGTAGAATAATTCCAAACTCACCACCACGGATTCCCATAATCTGACCGCCATCAGGAATGTCCTGATAATCAGACTGTGTGTTTACGTTCTCAACCCAATCTGTCTCATCATTGATAGCAGACCAACGAACCCTGTACTGTTGTTGAACAGTTGATTCGAGAGTGTTTGCACAAACAACAAAATCCCTTACAACAGTAATGAACTTGCAAATTGGTGCATCAGCAGAAATCTCTGTAAATGTGGTTGAAGTGCCAAGTACCCAAGATTTTAATTTATTAGAGTTGTTGCAAATAATTACTCTTTTACCAAACTGAGTAAACCTAACTCTATCAAATCCACTTGTTGTCAAACCAGAGTTAACTTGCGTAAGTGTTCCTGTTCCACCTATTGTAAAAATCTTAGATGCACCTGCGGTAAACAAAAAAGTTGTGCTATCAGGGGCTTTAGCCGCATACAAAGAGGTTAAGTCCTCTGACGCTGCACTTGATAAAGATACAGGAGTGGGGAAAGGGCCATACCCGATAGCCTGAGATACAACATTCTTAGCGTCTGTCAAAGCCCCAGATATACCAGATTGGTCAGGCATCCACTCACCAAATGTTATTCTTTGTGTAGCCATTTTTAACCCTGTCTAAGCCAAGTGTTTGAACCTTGAGACTGTTCAGTCCATGTATTGTCGTTAGCAGATACTGGAGTCCATGTGTTTGTGTCCCCTGCTACTGGTGTCCAATTCTCGCCAAGAATAACGCCATTTGCAGTTACTGTTGCTAGACAAGTTATAGATGGGCTTACATTGTTTACCAAAGAACCCAATGCAGTTACTGTTGCATCAGCTTCAATACTTGCAGAACCTTCAGCAATCAATCCACCATTTGCTACAAAAGTAGCTTCAGCAGTTATAGATGCACTACCAAACTGAACAAGTATTCCACTAGCAGAAACTGTAGCATCAGCAGTTATGCTTGCACTAGCATTTTGAATAACACTAGCACTAGCAGATACAGTCGCACTACACGTTATAGATGCAGTAGCAGATTGAACCCTAGACGCACTAGCAGTTACAGTTGCTGTTGCATTAACAGAACCATAGGCATCCCACAAAGTAACAGACGTTGTATATAGAGAACTGTCTAAAGTTAGAGTCAGGTCATCTATGCTTGACTTTAAATTGTCAAGCGAGTCTATCGTCCAAGGCGGGAGTAAATCTGCCATCTTATGCCAATGTTACTGACAAAGAACTTGTAGCAATACGGAATACATCACCAGTTGCAATCGTTTTAGAAGCATCTAGTGGTGTGTGATACAACAGATTACCTGTAGTCAAAGCATCACGAATTCCAATGTGTGTGATTGTTCCCCATGAGCCACCAGCTTGAGGGAATTCCACAGCAGCAGAGTTTGTAGATACACCATTAGAAGGCGCACCAAAAGTCACGGATTGACGAGCATAACTAGTCCCAGAACACTCTGTTCCAGTATCCGCATCAGTTGGGTCAGTTGTGTAGAGTGCTACATAAACAGTTGTTGGTGCTGTGTAGCTTGTTGCTCGTAATGTGCCGTTAATTAGGGCTGTCTCAAGGTAATTGCTCATTTCCGCCATGATTTACTCCAAATTGTTTCGTTTACTTCTATTATCAAATTGAGACAATACTTGTAAATTCCAAGGAACATGGAGTCCACAAACAGTCTCACCACGGAGTGGAACAATATGGTCTACCTCATGCTCCACACCAGTTTCAATTGAAATTTTATTCGCTTTTAAATAAATTAGTTCAATTTCTTTTTTCATCTCATCATCTAGCCAAGATGGACAAGCATTTGTCTTTGCAGCACGATATTTTGCGCTGTATGCAAATGATTTGTGCTTGTTGTTTTCATACCATCTTTTTGTTTTAGCAGCATACTTTTCTTTATTATTTCTTTGCCACTCAATAGTTCTTTGAGATATTTTTTCTTTGTTTTTAGGATAGTAAGTTTTATAAAACTGTTTAGCGTTTTCTTTAACTTTATCTTGATTCTTTAAATCCCACTCTTTCTTTTTAATTTTCTTACAGTCTTTGCACCAAGAACTAAACCTAGTTTTTTCCCAAGCAAAGTTATTTTCAGTAGGCTTTACTACTTTGCAACAAGCGCATTGTTTTTCAGTTATGCGCCCCATAGTTTCACCTTGCAGTTAATTTGATTGACAGGGGTACACCAGAGTATTGAGTGCTTTCATCAGACTTGGTGAGAGAAGAAATTGCTCTGTCGTACATAGAACCCCATGTATTGATGCGAGCATCGTTCATTAGATACGGCTCTGCCTCAACCAATGCGCCATAAAGCAAACCATCGGGGGCAGCAGTCAAGAATGTATTAGTTGTGTTACTAACAGACAAATACGCTGGTGCAGCGTAGTAAAGCAACTTTAAAGTGTAAACAGCATCAGGCGCAGGTGTTAATTGAAACTCACTTGCTAAGATTGTGTAACTCTTTGGAACACCAACTTCTGATGTTCTTGGGTCATTAGACAACGATGAAGGACTAGAGTAACTCAATGGTTGAATTGGATTAGTCATCACCACAAAGTCACGAATCTCTAAGAAGTCGCTAGGTAGTTCTACAGTCGCATCACCAGAGACTGTGCTAGTTGTTACAGACTTGAGCATCTGACGAATCCGTAGTTCTCTACGCAAACGATTCTCAGCTAAAGTAATGAAGTCTGGGATAACGCTAGTCAGGTCAGACCGAGCCAAGTAATTAGCTATTGAAGTCTGTAAATCAGAGTAGGTAGCAAAACTCATACAACTCCTGTTCGAGTTCTAAAAACTCTGTTATCACGCTCGTTTAACCATGCCTTAAATCGCTTTTCATCAATCACATCAAAGCCACGCATAACTCCCTGTTTATTGAGTTCATCAATAACTGTAAATGGAATAGACGCTATCTTGTTTCCAAACAACTCATCAGACCATTTAGCACGTTCATCAAAGGAGTTATATTCCTTTTTGTTCTGCTCAATAATGTCTGTAATGTCTTGTTTAGTCTCAATAACAATACCGCCCTCGCCATCAGCATGGACTACAGAATCTCTAAATTTAACAGGGTTTTGCATACACTAATTCTATCAGTTTTGCTAGAAAAAGAAATGCCCCAGAGGATTAGTCTGAGGCATTTTGAGAGTCACCTAGTGATTAGGTCAAGTCGGCAATGATGCCATGTGCAGCTTCGTTTTTAACTTCCAATGTGAACTCAGCCAACAACTGTGTAGATTCGTTGTCACCAGTAACAGCCAACTCGTTGGTCTGGAAGGGACGCAGATAAGCTACAGCAGCCATGTCAGGGTCAAGCAAGAACGCAACATCGTCAGCAGAGTTAGTGCTGTTCATAAAACGTGAGGGAACAACGCTCAGAGTGCCGAAATCTGACAGGTATACGTCGGCCGCCCCGATGATAGTCGTAGGTGCATTGGTAGGGGCCATGTAACGCTGAGCAGCAATACCAGCAAAGCCTGATACTGTTTGCTTGTGCGCTGGTGTGACCATCAAGATTTTAGGATTGCCACCTGCGGTATAAACGCTCTTAACAACAGTTTGCAAGATTGCCTCTGTGAAAGTGCGATTAGTGCCGTTTGTACGAGCAGTAGTGCCAGATGCACCAGCAACGCCAGAAGTACCACCAGAGTAGCTAGTAGCCAACCATGCTTGCAAACCACCCAAAGCA